ATCTGTATGATCCCACAAAAAATGTTCTTTGTATTTGGTGTCCTAGTAGAAGATCATATGATTACGGAACCAGCACTTATTCGAGAGCACATTCCATACCATGATCGTATTATGATTCTTCCGTGGTTTGATGAACCAACAACGATTGATAGCCTAGACGTTTCTACTGCAAAAAATCTATCTGCACGTCTTGACACCGATGTAAAAGCTATTGGTGATGAAGATCCTTTTGTTAAAGAACACTTTAATGTTTCAGGCGCTGGTGAAGGTCTTGTCGTTTCTCCATATTTTGAAGAAGGTGCAGTTCCTCTTTGGATGTTTAACACATTCACCTTTAAAGTAAAATCTGAGGCGCATCTTGTCCAAAAGACTAAAAGCCCAAACTCTTCTATCTACATTGAAATTCCAGGGTCTGTAAAAGATTTCTGCGATCAGTTTGTTACCGATAACCGTTGCGAACAAATGATCAATGATCATCTTGCTGGATCGTATGCGATGCAAGGCATGGGAACATTCCTGAAAGAACTCAATGCTGACATTCTGAAAGAAAGCAAAAACGAGTTTGCTGAACTTGGTGTTGACTGGAAAATGGTAGCAAAAGAAATTAACAAGCGCGCTGTTGCTTGGATGAAAGAAAAACATAAGGTGTAATGAAAATGACTACGATTGAAAATTTAAAGACCGTAACAATGAAACTTCGTAAAGATCGCTCACCACTTGGCGCTATTATGCAGTTTCATATCGCTGAAGTTTCAAAAATTGGCAAGACTAATGGTAACCGTGAAACTACAGAAGATGAAGCAATTCAATATTTGAAAAAGACTGTACAACGGTTGAATGAAGATCCGCATTCCGACTTACAAGAAGTTGATGTTCTTGAAAAACTACTTCCTCGAATGGCCACAAAAGATGAAGTTCGTGCTCATATCTTTATGCTTGAAGCAGAACAAGGTCTTGATATTTCAAACAAAGGCGCAGTTATGAAAGCTGTAAAAGCCAAGTTTGGTGCTTCGGTTGACATGAAAATGGTAGGCGGCATGTTATGAACATATATGACGTTATATCTAAACTAGACGGTATCTAGTACCGACAGTGTGGACCATACAGGGCCTTCGAGAAAGAGCTGAGGGATAATAGGTTAACCTAGATGATTTGTCTGTATCTTAATAAATACTTATAAAAAAGAGGTGTATAATGTTAGAGTATTTAAAAAGAGTTGGTATAGCATTATCTGTATTATTTAACGTATTGCTTGGAGGTTGCTCGAACCAATCATTTAGCGCTAGAAACTATGATTGGAAAAGGCGCGAAAAACTAAATTTAGTTTGGTTGATAGATTACGTCGCTAAAAAAGTGTTTAAAGATAAAGACCACTGCCTTTCTGCCTGGGTCTATTGGTATACTAGAAAAAATTTAGAAGCAAAGGAATTAAAATGATAAAAATTTATGGAAAGCCAGCATGCCCTTGGTGCGTGAAGGCTAAAAAACTTGCTGAAAGATACGGCCTTAAGTATGAATACATCGATATTCAGTATAAAGAAGGCTTTGATGAATTAGCTGCAAAGATGTCAGAAGTAAAAACTGTACCACAAATTTGGTGGCATGGTAATCATATTGGTGGATATGAAGAATTTTCTAGAGAAGTAGAAAATACTTCTGGCGGCTACGGTGACGGCAAAATTTAACAGTTGACAATTTACTTGCTTTATGATATATTTTTATTATGGTAAAGAAAATGAAAGCTAAGAAAAGCAAAAAACAGTTATTGGCTGAAGCTAAGTTAGAGCACGAAAAGTTTCTTAAGAAACTTGGATATACTGGCAAGCTTAAAGGTAAATCTGTAAATGAAATACCGAATTATAAAACAGAATCTAAAGTTCCTAACACTTCTGACACTATAGGAATTGGCAACAAATTGCCGAGATCAGTATACACCGGCGATGAAATTATGGGTATTGCTACGACTCATAAATCCAATATGGTTCCTATACGAAAGGACAATAAGCAAGCCGCTATTGATGTAGCCAACATGAGAAGATAAATATCCCTATTAGCATGTAGGGATAATATATGACTTGGTACTATAAAGATGAAGAATTTACCTCTGAAATGATAGGTGATTATGTAGGTTTTGTTTACTTGATAACAGACAAATCTAACAACAANAAATACGTTGGTAAAAAACTTCTCACATCGAGAAGAAAACTTCCGCCACTTAAAGGCAAGACGCGAAGGAGAACCGTAGTAAAAGAAACCGATTGGCAAAAATACTATGGCTCATCAGAGGAAGTTAAGCTGATGGTAGAAGAAAAAGGATCTGACAATTTTCAACGAGAAATTCTTTTCCTTTGTAAGTCTAAAGGCGAGCTCGGCTACATAGAAGCTAAATATCAGTTTGAACATGATGTTCTTCTACGTGACGACTATTACAATGGAATTATACAGTGCAAAATCCATAGAAACCACGTCAGATCGTTAAAAACTGGTTGACATTTGTCATAAATGAGTATATATTTAATTATAGATAACTTGAGGAGTTTAAAATGTACATTTCACGTGAAAGCGTAATTACCGGTATCAAACGTACCCGTAGCATCCCAGCAAACCCAGATGATATGCTGGCATGGAAAGCAGGCCTTGGGAGTGTACAAGACTTGATGCCTTATCTTAATGATAATGACCGCGAATTTCTTCTTTCTGGTATTACTCCAGAAGAATGGGATGAAGCCTTTCATGATTCTGAAGAAGATTTGGAATACAAAGACGTAGAATGGGTGTAATAATTTTCAATGGACCTCCTGGAACTGGTAAGGATGAAGCTTGCCTTTTCTTTAAGCAAAGGGGGTTCACACACCTAAGTTTTAAATATCATCTATTTCGTGCAACTACAGAGTTTTACGATGTATCATTGGATTGGTTTATGGAAGGTTATGATGACCGAAGCATAAAGGAAAGACCAGAACATCGGCTTGACGGATTTTCTCGTAGACAAGCACTAATTTTTGTTTCTGAAGAAGTAATAAAGCCAAGGTATGGTAAAGATTATTTTGGGGCTATGGCGGCAAAAGAAATGGAATTAGATGGAAATTATTGTTTCAGTGATGGTGGATTTATGGAGGAACTTATTCCTATTATAAATACTATTGAAGCTGAAAATATATCTATTGTTCAGCTTACGCGAGAAGGTTGCGATTTTTCTTCTGATTCTAGGCGTTATTTTGATGGAAATCTAACAGAAGAATATGTGTTGAACACAAAAACTGAAATAATGAAAAATCATATTTTACCACAACAATTTCCAATCCGCACCTATCGTGTACATAATAATGGAACTCTAGAAGAGTTTCTAAATGTATTAGAAAAAATCCACGAGAGGGAAAATAATGTCCGAAAAATCAATAAAAAGAAAGGTGACAGCGACTAGAGTATTATGTGAAAACCCATACGATCTAGAAAATGTTTTCGAATCTCTAAGTATAGCAAGTTGCAACGACAAAGAATTGATCTATATAGATCGTCTTATAGCGCATCTTAGATTGGACCCACTTGCAGAAATAACTACTATAAACTATAAAATATTAACAGAATTAGAATTAATCAAAATACCAAAAATATGAAGGAGTGAATATATCATGGCTAAAAAAGGCGGAAGCGGTAAGACTTATACCTCAAAGGGCGAGCGTCGTTCTTCAATTGGATCAAAAACAAAACACACAGGTAATACACTGATGAACAAACAGCAAGCTTGGTTGAATGGCTCAGATCCTTGGATTACAATTCCTAATCCAAACAAAGAAGAAACAAGCAAGCGTTTTATTAAAATTCGTTATAGCACTACAATGCATGGTACCGCAAAGGATCGCCAGAAGAATATGTACGTAATGAAGTAAGGACTTATGATGACTTTAGAAAATGATACTGAATTGAAAGTAGAATGGGATAAAGAAGCCGTAGTGAATAAACTTCGCGAAGAAATTTGCGAAGTTACTTTCACAAAAGTAAACGGTGAGCAGCGCATTATGCAATGCACACTAAAATCTTCTTTAATTCCAGTTGTTGAATCTACCAAAGCAGATGAAGCAAAAAAGACAAAGAAAGAAAATCCTAGCGTGTTAGCAGTTTTTGATGTAACTGCTGGAGGATGGCGCTCATTTAAGTGGGATTTGCTTAAAGATTTTAAAGGTAGTGTAGTTTAATGAGTTGCATTTACAAAGGTAATATTGTAGAAACAAATCTTTCCAAAAATTCAAAAGGCGGCACCGAAATGATGCGTGGTCGCCTTTTGAATTACGTCAATAAAGATCTTCTTGATAAGGTAGCAATTCACTTTTCAAGACCAAGAGAACTTTATAAAGATGTTCCAAATATTTTGTATTGTCACGACTTAGTTGGCGACCCAGAAAACAAAATACTGAAAGACGGCGGATGGGAAAAATTTGATCATATTGTTTTTGTATCGCATTGGCAAAGAGATCAATACATTATGGTATTCGGAATTCCATATTCTAAATGTAGTGTTATACCAAATGCTATAGAACTAGAATATAGCTTTGTTGAAAAGCAAACTGACAAAATACGGTTTATTTACCATACCACGCCACATAGAGGACTACAACTTGTTTATCCTATTTTTGAGGCTCTTGCTCGAGAATTTGATAATATTCATTTAGATGTATTCTCATCATTTAAAATTTATGGATGGGAGCAAAGAGACGAAAAGTACAAGGATCTTTTTGACAAAATTAAGTCGCATCCCAACATGACTTATCATGGTAGTAAATCCAATGAGGTCGTACTTAAGGCGTTAAAAGAATCTCACGTGTTTTTGTTCCCTTCTATATGGATGGAAACCTCGTGTATTGCAATGCTTGAAGCTATACGCAGTGGATGCATAGTTATACATCCTAGTTATGGCGCATTGCCAGAAACCGCTAATGGTACTACTGTAATGTACGACTATAATGAAGATTATCAGATGCATGCTGCTATATCTTACGATATAGCCAGAAATATTTTGCTCAATCAAAAACAGAATAAAAACCTGTTTAATCAAATTACCGCAAACTCAGCTTTTGAACTTCCTTACAATAGTATCTCAAACTTTACTTCATCTTGGGACAGTGTTTTAAAGAGAGTGCTAAATGGCTAACATAATAAAATTTCCAGCACACGTCGATGAAGAAACTTCTTTTGCTGAATTTGAAGATAAAACCATGCTCGATGCAAAAAAAGAAGCTGATGATAATGCTGAATTTGTTTGGGCTTGTGTCCTCATGGATATGAATAATAGCGGATACAATTTAGATAGAGCCAGTAATGAAATGAAAACTGGTTCTATACTCATTTTAGAGGCCATACGTTCGTTACATTATCTTACAAAGGGTATTGAACATCCTTTACAAGAAGTTTCAAAGGAACTATTTGAACTGGACGTGACCGAATAATGTTGTTGACATTATCAGATTGTGAATATATAATAAATTAATAGATATAAACGTGAAAGAAATAAACAATGGCAATACTCGTAGACTTTAACCAGGTTATGCTTGCTTCACTCTTTGTTAGCATTGGAAACCACCACAATATTGATGTGGACGAAAATCTTATTCGTCACATGTTTCTCAATTCATTACGTGCAAATCGTAAAAAGTTCACTGAAGAATTTGGTGAAATTATCATCTGTGCAGATGGCCAAAAATCTTGGCGCCGCGAACTATATCCTTATTATAAAGCAGGGCGGCGTAAATCAAGAGATGAGTCTGAACTTGACTGGGCTGAATTGTTTCGTATCATCAACACCATTCGTTCGGAACTAAATGAATATTTTCCATATAAAGTAATTCATATTGAT